TTAATCCGCTTTCAGTTTGCTTTTCTAATGGCAATTCTTCAACTAAAATTCTTTGTCCTAAAGGTTTAAACGAACTCATATTGTGTGTTTTTGGGTGATAAAGATATGATTTTTTATTATATTCTTACTTTTTCCAATTTTCAGGAATATCTATGTCTAATTCTTTTCCATTCATTGGGTTGCCATATACCCTAATGTCATTGCTAAAATAATGTTTAATCCTGCCACCACTTAATCTAACTACCCAAACACTATCGGTAGTTAGATTATAGTCCATAAATATTATAGCTTCGCCCTTACCATGTGGGGTATGAACAAATATGTATGATTTAAATTCGTGTATCATATTAGAAAGGTAATCCTAGATTATCATCATCAGAAATATTTTTTTCTACTTGCTGAGTCTTGTTGCTAGACAAAAGCTGCAAAGAAGCTACTGTAAGGTGTAACTGTGGTATTGCAACTCCTTCTTTGTTAGTGTATATTTTACTTTCAGGCTTTCCTTCTATGTATACTAAACAACCCTTTGTAAGGTAAGGAATTAAACCTGTTTTATCAGTCCAATAACTAATAGATACCCATGTTGTTTTTTCTTTTTGATTGTTTTGGGCATCCTTCCATTTTTCTGAAACAGCTACGTTAGCATTAATTACTTTTTTGCCATTAACTTCGTTAACGATAGCATCATTTCCTAGATTTCCGATTAATTGTAGTTTTAAGAAACTCATTTTGTTTTGTTTTTATTTGTTATTTAAATTTAAAGTACTAAGTCTTTCGTTTTCTATTTTTAATTGTATTAATTCTTTTTGCATCTCTAAATCTTCTTTTACCAATTTTTGGTAAAGTTCAATTAAGTCTTTACTCAAATGATAATCAAATTGTTCCATGTGGAACATAAATTTTTCTAGTGATGTCATTAGAATGGTGTTTCAATGTTTTCGTCTATTTGCGGTGTATAGTTTAAAGGATAATACTGCCTTGTTTCAGTATTAAACCCAAACTCACATTGCCCTAATTTACCTAGCCAAGAATACCTAATCTTTTGTATAAACAAACTAACTATACCTGTTTCAAAATCTCTATAAACAGAAATACCATTGTCTGTCTTATTAAAAAAGTGCGCTGAACCTGAAATAGAATACATAGTTGGAATCTCATACTTCCCATTTGCTTCTTTTTTTAACTTTGTTGGGTGGGCAACTAAGAATAAATGCGCCCCATAAGTCAAACAAAAGTTTTTAATTTTAGTAAGACATTCGCTTACATATTGTGTTTCATTTTGTCCTTGTGGTATTGCCGCTTCAATATAATTCCAAGGGTCAATTATAAATCCTTTTACCCCTTTAATTTTTACTAACTCACCAAATTTACTCAATATTCCGTCTAATGTAATATCTGTTTTTCTAATGTTTACAAAAGTAAAATGGTCATTCAATATCAATAAAGATTGTTCAAATGCAGCCTGAGATAATCTATTGTTTTTATCTTTTCTAAATGCAAATGAAGCACCACCAATTTTCTCCATAATTTTTGTAGAATGTAATGATGCAGGTTGATTTTCAAAAGAACAAATACCAAACTTCCATTTGTGATTTTTTGCAACTGATGCTACAATATAATCTAAAATCTCTGATTTACCCGAACTAGGAATACCCGTTATAGTGGTATACTGCCCCTCCATAATAGAAAAATACTCATCTAAATTAGGTATACCTGTTTTTATACCCATAGGATATCCATGTTCCCAAAATTGATATATATCATCAATTAAATCATCAGATACAGTTAAAATGCCTTCAATTGGAAATGAATGGATGTTTTGACAAACAGACTTTAATGTTTCTGCGCCTAACTTAACTAAAATTTCATTAGCATCTTTACATCCTTCAGGATATTCTATTTTTCTACACCTTTCAATTCCTAATCTTCTAGCCAACTCTTCTCTTAATGAATATCCTGCATCATCCCCATCTGTAAATAAAATAATTTCTTCTTTATCTTCAAAATATTGCCAACAATTATCTAAATAATCTAATTTCTGACTTCCCTTGCTTGCGCCATTAGGTACAGAAACTACATTATAAATTCCTGCTTCATGCAAACTCAAAGCATCTAATTCACCTTCAACAATGTAACATTTCTTTTCATCTTTAATGGAATCCAAATTATAAAAAATCAACTCAGCACCTTTTATCAATTTAAAACCCTTTCCTTTGGCTCTAAATTTTGTGTTGACTAGTTTGCCATCCCTGTAATAGTTAAAGCAAATTACAGGCACTTCTGTTTGATTAATAGGCATCCACTCTATACCATCACTCACTTTTAAACGCAAAAGTGTGTTATTTGATATTTTTCGGATGTTTTCAAACCATTCGATGGTAGTTTTTTCTAACTTTTCTAATCTTGGTGGTGGATTAAAATATTCCTTTTTTGGAATTTTGTTAAAAACTTTACCATTCCAACTGCAATGGTGACAATTATAAATACCCTCATCAATGTTAACCGATAAACATAAATCTTTTTTGTTTTTTCTATCTTGGCTACATTTTGGACATTCCGTCTTTAACGAACCATTTGTTTTGTTTTTTAAATTGATGTCTAGTTTTTCTAGAAGTTGGTAGTTAAGCATTAGAAATATGGTTGTATTGCTTTTTTAACAATTGGTTTATTATTTGTTGTTAAGTATGGAATTGTATTGTTTATTTTACTTTTCCAATTTTTTATTTTAGAATCTTTGCCATCTTTCCACCCATTCAAAATCCATGAATCATATTTTAACTCAATTGAAAACTTATAATCTTCAAAATTTTTATCTGAATTATTGTATATGCTTTTGCAATAATTTATGAATTCTTCTTTTGTTGGTATTACTTCTTTTTTATCTTTTTCTTTATTAATATTTACATCTTCATTTACATTTACCATATGACTGCTCATATGGGTGGTCGTATGACCTGTATTTTCTTTGTATTGATTTATGCCTTTTTTGTTGTTAAACCTAGACTGAGTATAGTTCTTACGTTTTTCTTTCTCTATGTCTAATCTTTCGTTATACCATAAACCATCAGCATCTTGTGTAAACTTGTCCTTTATTTGACCAAACAGTTGTCCTACCGTTTGACCTATCATATGTTCGGTCATATGACCTCTGTTAAATTGCAACATTAATAGTTCCATGTATGCCCCTTTTTCTTCAAAAGTCATACCCATAGTTCCACCTACCCAATCATTAGGATAAAACAAAAATGCAGGGTCTTTAGCCATTGTATTATATTAACTAATTAGAAAAACTTGTTTTCAATAATTCATTTATTCTTTGTAATTCAGAATCTATAAAATTATTCTTACCTTTCATTTTTCTAGATAATTCAGATTCAGGAATCTTGGCATTTAATGATAACCATCTTTGTGTTCTACCATCTAATGCAGTTTTAATTTCTTCAGGAAGGTTTTTTTCTTTTTTCATTTTTTAATTTTTGTGTGTCGCAAACATAAATACAAATAAATTAATAAACAAATTTATTTATTTATTAAAAAAAGTTGTGGATTAAGAATGTTTTTTCTTATCTTTGTGGAACAATGAATGTGAACAGAGATAACATATATTTATTGCTAAAGTTACTTGGATATATGGAGGTTAATAGTAATGGAATTATTACTCATTGGAAGTGGGATTACCAATTAAACAAGCCAATAAAAATAAAAAATAAATAGTGTCAATAAAAAATGAATATATAGTTAAATCAATTGATACCTTTCAATGTAAAGAATGGATTTTAAAAAAACATTATGCAAAACGTATGCCACCCATTGAATATTCATTTGGATTATTTATTGATAATAAATTAAATGGTGTTTGTACTATAGGAACTCCTGTAAGTAATACATTGAGAAATTTATGGGATAATAAATACAAATTAATGGAATTAAATAGGCTTGTAGTAAATGATGGTTTAAAAGAAAATAGTTTATCTTTTTTTGTTTCACAATGTTTTAAGCAAATAAAAAAAACTTTAGTTATTGTAAGTTATGCAGATACTTCACATAATCATCATGGATATATATACCAAGCTACTAATTGGGTTTATACAGGGCTTTCTGTTCCATTTAAAGATTATTATGTAAAAGGTATGGAACATTTACATAATGGAACTGTAATGGATTTAAGCAGAGGAAAAGAAAATAGAGTTGAATGGTTAAGAAATAAATTTGGTGAAGATTTAATTATGATTGAAAGACCAAGAAAACATAGATATTTTTATTTTATTGGAAGTAAAAATGACAAAAAAAATATGTTAAAAATGCTTCCATATCAAATTTTACCATATCCTAAAGGAGATAATAAAAGATATGATTCAAGTTATAAAACAGTTATTCAAAATGAACTATTTTAAATAAAATTAAACAAACCAATAAAAATAAAGTAAAATGAGTGCATTTAGGAGAGAAATTAAACATGAAACGGAAATTATTAGTATTACTCCATCTATTGATTTTGTAATTGGATATGATGGTACTTATGCTATTTATCCACCACAAAAGATTGAGTTTCATGGCATACATGAGATAGATGAGAATGAATTAATTGAAGTTAATTTAACAAGTGTTGAAGTTATTGTATTTGGTGAAAGTATTGATATTTTACCATTTTTAAGTGGCGCACAAAGGGATGCTATTATTGATGAATTAAGTATTTTATAATGAATTCTACTATAATAAATAAGAAAAAAAGATGCTTAAATTGTGGTAAGATT